GGAGTTTTTAGCTTCTCAAGATTTTCTAGCCGAAGCTAGCTACGGCCGTCAAAACATGACGTACCTGACTGGCGAATGTACCGACCGCTCCCACTAATTGTGAGATTAGTCTGTAATTTCGGCTGGCGCTGTCCGGTTAAACAAGATCGGACAGAAACGATCGGCTCACATTCTACGGTGTGGAATGTGAGTGTTCTGGTGTCCGCCACTCCTGTTGCGCAATTAATTAACTCTTGCGTTTCAGGAAAGCGAACAAACCCATAAGGAAGGCCACAATCCCAGTCAATAACTGGTTGAGGCTTTCCTGCTCTAAGCGCAACCCAGAGGTATGGCTCATGGCGTGTCTCCTTTCGCTCATCAGGTCGGAACCTGAGAAACGAGAAGCGATACACACCGTGACCAACCGATTTGGGCCGCACAGAGGGCACGTGGCTTAGAAAGGACCACAATGCTAGGGTTGGACATCGCACACCACTGTCGTCAGGAAAGTCGCCCGGTACGATTTTAACTCCTCGTACTACGCGACTCAATTCTGACAGTAGACACGCAAGTGTCCCCTCGATCTCGTGCTCAGACCACCGGCGTAATAAGCCATTTATGGTCTTGTAGAGCACGGCCTCGTAAGCAGTTTTGCTTACGCACGCCGAGCCGTTCCGTGGTTGGAACGGTCTAACGTCCACTCCTGAGTGGTAATCACCACCACAGGACTCCCTGAAGGGACCATCACTAAAGGATTTCTCCTCATTTATGATGAACCCCAGCTTACTAAAGACCACTTCTACAAAACCGTACAGTGAGGCGTCGAAAATCATATCGTCGCCGTACACGGAGATGTCACACGCCTTACCCCAAGAGGTAATGCGAGCAATGGCCTTCAGAAGACTCAAGAAGATCAACGTTTGCAGGGGGAACGTATACCCGATGCCCATAGTGCAGAAAGTCTTACTCTCCACTTCTGAGCCATCTGGTAGCCTCACCGTACCGATCCTTGACAAGTTCATAGCTTCGAACCAGTCAAGTGGTAGTAAACGAGACACAAGCGTCGTAGAAATTGTATCTGACGCCGCCGACAAGTCAACCGTCACATTTTTTCCTGTGATTGAAGACTCTTGAGCTAAAACACGATGAGCGCTTTGCAGCGTTCGTATGTCGTAGCCCACCCTTTTTAGCCTCTTACGGATCATCTCACCAATACCACCGCTCATATATGAGCCGATGGTAGTGTTTGGCATGATTGACCTCAGAGATTTAAACGTCTTTGGGACTAACACCAGTGTAAGGCAGTTAACCTCCTGGTAGATGGACCCCTTTTGAGGGTCACTGTCTTGCTGAGCCGCCCAGTACTCTCGGACGCACTCAACTTGACTCATTTCTGAGTCGAACCAGGCGATCTGTTCTGCAGACCCGGACATAGGCAATTCCCATCGCGCGGCTTCACAAGCCTTACGCAATGGAACGCCAACCGAGGCCTTACTCCCAAACTTGCACAGAGAACGATGTTCGTCGTCACTGAACTCACCCAATACATGGGCAATGTACTTAGCGGCAACATCCAGAACATGCTTAGTTAATGTATCTAAGCTGTCTAAATTGTTGTAATCCGCAAGCCGATTCTGCGTTGCCAGAAAGCCATCAATCGCTTTCTGGACAAGCTCGTCGTCAGTATACAAATCCTTTTGGAATCTGTACCTCTTTAGTAGATTTTTAACCTGATACTCCGCTTTAAATTCAATCGGAGTATTGGCTTCAACATCCACTGCACAGAATTTTCGAATACCCGAGACGTCGCTGCGGCCAAGTGCTGGGACGACGTCACTACAAAATTCGGGATTATCTAAATTCGTTCGGAAATCTCTTACGAGAGACCTTGCTACGTTTAGCATCGTCTCATCTACCGAGTAGCGGATACTTTTCTTCATTGTGACCTCCATGGTCTTGTGAGGTTAAGAAGGGCTCCTTAAGTCAAGGAGCCGGTAGCCCAGAAGCCATCCGTATCTGCATCCACTAACAGCTGTGCACCGATTTTATTCAGTTCGGTGCAGTCTGCAGCGGCGAGACTTGGGTGAACTTCGCGTTCAATCCGGATGGTATTAAATACCACCTGGCCAGTTGACAAGACCATCGGTTTCACATAAGAAATCGATTTCTTGTCTTTACCGTAAACGCCGGTTTTCGTATCGACGACTGGCGGCCGAAATTTGACTGTAGCACCACGACGTGTGGTGTAGTCAACATCGGCCGGGACGACGAGTTGAACCCCGTTTGAAATGGTAACGCCATTATCAGCGAATACCTGAGCTGTTCCGCCAGACGGTGCTATTGTAGCGCCGGCAAGTAAGGACATATTTTTCAGTCCCATTGTTCTACCTCCTTAGGTAGACAGTGATGTTAACGTAGTTTGCCTTTAGCCAAAATGACGGCATTTCTGTCGCGGGCGGCGTCCATTCCTGAACGCTTTAACATCCCGATAACATTCTGGCAGGCTAACGCAACACCATCTGTAGCTTGTGATAGTGAAACCAAATTCGGATTCACTACCGGGTGTGTTGGAAATGGACGGTTGCATTGCCTTATAATCTCCACAGCATTCGTGGGAGACCCTAAGAACCATGCTTTATACATTGTCGCGGGAGGTGTGGCTACATTGCATTGACCGCATAAATCTTCGAAGGAGTTGAAACTCTTATCGACAGACGTTATCCAGTTTCCGCGTATTGTAGTCCCTGGCACAGGTGTAACACCTGAAATCCAGTCTCCTACGCCAACGAACCAATCCAAAACAAACGAGTAAGGCGTCAACTCCCAAGTGATTGAAGGCACGTCAGAGGCCCGAAGGCCCATCTGTTTTCCCAATCCTTCGAAGTCTTTTTGATTAGTTACATCAAAAATGACACCTGCATTGACGGTTACCGTTCTCACGAACGTCGCCGTCCCCGTCAGTCCGGTCATACCGGACGGAATACTGGTAACAGCCACGTTCTTCTTAAAGACGTGCTGCGTACCAGCGCGGACAACGAGGCGAGCAGCCTTAGCAGGAGAAATTCCTTTCTCGTGTAGACTCATGATGGTAGAAACATCCATCATAATTGGTCGCCAACCGTATCTGTACTCTAGCCATGCACTACTGATGGCCTTTGCAGCAGATACTCCGGTTTTGACTAAGCGCAGTTTCTTAGATACAATTTTCTGCATCAAGTCTTGAGCTTCGCCAAGAGGTTTTCGTAGCATGGACATTGATTTCGGCGCGTCTCTAAGGGATTCCACAGCCATGACATCACATTGCCCTATTTTCGCATAAGCAGCGACAAGGGCCTGATCTCTCATGGCTTGAATCACAGTCTCAGAGCCGGCTATAGTCCCGTCTACAAGGATGTACCCGCTAATGTCGCCAGTAATGGTCCGTGTTCCCCAAATTGGGTGTGGACCAAACACTACGTTACAGTTTGCGGGCGTGCGTTCAGATACGTGACGTGTGAATTCGCCTAAAATGACGTCTCCCCTAGCAAGCCTTCGCTTGTAATCAGGGTGCGGCTCATCTATGATCGATTCCACTTTACCTTCCCAACCCGCTGTTCTTGGGTCTGGGATTGTACTGCCAGGCTGATCCAAAATGAATATCTGGGTTGGCTTGACAGAACTCCTCGTACGCGTTCGCATAGACATCTTTATAACCTCCTTCGTTGTAACTTTGAGCTTGGAAGCTCATCGTAATGACACCCCTACTCCCCTCGCTCGGCTAGGCGTAGTCGCTTTCACACGACAAAAACGTCATAGTCTTAATGAGGAGTGGCCTCCACAGATCCCGGTGAAAGTCGG